GCCGTTAACAATTTATCAAACGCCGTCTAGGCGAGGGCCGAAATAATAAAAGAAAAATAACGGTGCGATTGAGGGGCCGAAGCCCTAACCCTAGTTCGCATTCAAGGGGCAATGAGTTTATGCTCACGTTGCTGTGAGAAAAATCCAAGGTCACTTTTTATATACCGTCGCAAGGGAACGGTCTGGAAGCCCACCCATTAAAGGGCTCCAAATTGGGCACAAACTAAGAAAATCAAAAGAAAAGAAACAAAACTAAGTGTGCCAGAAAGGGTTAAACGTTTTATGCGAAACGTGAAAGAAAACGTTTGGGGCCATGTCTGCGCTCCAACCCGCAGGCCCAAAGGTCAACGCAAAAAGCGGACCACCTGGGCGGAATCAATTTACTACCCCGCCGAAAACAAGGCGGAAGAAAGGAGCTTTATGCGAAGCTCTGAAAAACGTTTGGGGCCATGTCTGTGCGCCAACCCACAGTCGAACAACTCCGAAAAAAAGAAAAAGGGAGCTGGCCGAAAAATCAAAACAAAACGTAGATGAGTTTAACGCCTTCCTAGGGCAAAAAGCATGAACAAAACAAAACAAATGTGAAATTTTGTGGGTTTTTCTTGAAAAGCAAAATCAAAAGCTGAGAAATTTCGTTGTGGAGAGGTATGAGGGACTTAGCAAGCAACCTGGCTATCAACTGAAAGCGCGAAGCAGGGCAAGCTCACAACATAGTCCCAAGGGGTGATACGGCCATTGCAAAGACCCGCGAGCGCGATGATGCATTGGAACTGATCATCGAAACACATCGTACTAGTTAGGGTACTGTAATGGCAGGCGCGAGCCACAGCCTCAACATTACCCCAATAGTCTGAAAACGTGTTTCTCAAACCCCATATGCGTTGCTCACACAACTCAGCAGCTTCCTGCAGTTTCTCAGGGTAGAGTGCCCCTAAGAACTTTGCTGCAACCTTCGAAGGCATCGCATAAACGCCAAAGCGATCAAACCAGAGTGAGTGAAGGTTAAAACCATCTCTAAAGAGGTACTCAACCTTGATGCCCATGGAAAGGGCCTCAATCAGGATCGTCGAAAGCAATGGTGTAGCATGCCCTTCAAAGATAAGCGCAGAGTCATCGCCACCCGCCAGAATCCAGGAGAGGCGTTTCCGCTCCACTGGGCCAAGCATCATCAGGTAGTTCAAAATTGCCTTCAGCGTGTTCAGCAGGAAGGTCGAGAAGAGACCCGACATCAACTGCCAAAGGGTGCTGAAGGAGAACAGACCATCCAAGCTGCGAGAGACCCAACTCTCGAGGATACGCCGCTGCAGCTCCTCACAGAAGGCAACCACAAGCCTGGCCTCTGGTAGATCAGCGCAATCCACAAAGTCCATCACCCTGCACATGAACTCACCGACTTTGATGGTCCCAACCTCCTCATGCGAGCTATCGCAGCCACTGATGTCAAGCATGACAGAGATGAAATTGTCAGTACTGCTGAAGACCTTCTTCTGTATCTCCCAGTAGTCATTCGCGGGGCCACCCGCGAAAATGATGAAATCCTGGAAGACGGACTTGAAGACCCAAGAGAAAAGCGCAACACCTGGTGCCCCAAGGTGGTTACCAAGGGGTTTCGTTGCCGAAACCGGCTGATGCGCTTTTGTGGTGCTCTCAGCGCAGTACTCCCTCAACTTCTTCTCAACGCCCTCATCACTGAGCCTCTGCGCAAGCGCGGCAACAAATTTGAACAGTGGCGTCTCGATCTTGACCTTGGTCTGACGTTTCGTGAAGAAACCGGTGGCGACATTCTGCTTGAAAAAGGTTGCATAATCCATATCGTTGAAACTGAGGTTGCCACCGACCATGTCGGCGTTCGCCTCATCAATCAAGAAATCAATATTGATGTCACCTTTCGCATTGAGCATGTCACGCTCTTCTGGCTTGAGCGCCTGCTTGATAGCAGCGGCAAACAAACTCTTCAATTCCGCGTGCTCCTTGATGAACCCAGAGATGTGGACCCTCTTGGCGCGCGAAAGGAGAAAGAGAATGCCTTCTTCATAACCCGCCTTGACGAAGTTTTTGTTGTACTCTTGTTGTGCCAGGCTCAGCTTACTCAAAGCTGTAGTGAAGTTCTGTGCCCCATAGCGGCTTAGCCCACTGTTGAGCGAGCTCGTGAAACCACCATGTTGCACAATTCCAACAGGTTGACCGCGGAAAACCTTGGTGCTGTGGATGAGCTTCGCCAGACCCGGGGTTTCACGCACGTAGTCCTGATGTGGCAGGTGAACGGCCGCTTCAAAATCTTGGTACAACTGTTCGAAACCCTCCCCTTCGGGCAGATTACGATAATTGAGAAGCCCACGATTAAAAACAGGCGTGTTGCCATACTCCAGCATGAGGCGTGCACGGATGACATCGATTGAACCCAAAGGCATGTCAGGAAAGGCAGTTTCAACCGTGGGGTCACGAATCCAGGAGGGATGGATCGAGTTCCCGGCCATCGAAACGCCCGCTGCAAAGACAGAAACTGTACCACGCTCTTTGGTGCAGCTCACAGTTGTTCCAGCAACCCGGAGCATCACCTTCCGCCCTTTACCAGCCTGGCGAATGTAATGCTCATCGGGCCGTGCCGAGTATGCCACAACACCCGGGGTCCCTCGCACAAGGCAACCCAGGTCTGCAGACTCACCGAAAATCCCCCGCCAATGCTTGCGCCAGCAGTTGAAAATCCCCTTCTGCAAAGGGCTCCAACACTCCTCAAAGAAGAAAGTCACCCTGCTACAGTCCTTGTCCCGCAGGCGCGTGATTGCACTAAGAATGTGCGAAGGAAGATCATAAACACCATCAGTGGCAAAGACTTGCACATGATGCACTGGTGAGTTAATCCAGATCACCATGTGTTCGGCGTGGAACTCATCACCTTGGATCTGTGCAACTGAAGCCTGGATGACGTTAGCACCTTTTGGGAGGGTTTTGTAGATTTCACTGCCGATATTCGCAATACCGAGGATCCTACAGCTCTGCGTCTGACTAGTCACACGAAGCCAATTGGCAAGACGCCCACTCACAAGCGCATATCTGGTCTCCTTGCTTTGCTCACCCAAAACAGAGCTCTCATCCAACGTGAGCGTTGCAGGGAGGATCGTGTTAATGAGTCGAATTATAGCATTGGAGTACCGTCTATTCGCCTTGAAGGTGTCCGCACAGTTAGCATGAACATGCCGGACGAAGTCTTTCATGACCTCGACTGAGTCATCGTTCTGCATACCTGGGACTTGCAAACGAGCAGTGCAGACGTAGACAGTGCGTCGCAGCCTCGACCCGCCTTGTGTCTTCGACTCAAAGGTGCCACAGCAGCAAGCGAGAATTGCATGGAGGGAGTGCGTGGGGTAGGAGTGTGCTTCGTCTAGCACCAAGGTGCCCATACGAACAGCGCTCAAAGAAAAGAGGGCATACACCTCAGAGGTGTACACATTCTTGTACCCACGCAGGATCCACGCTTCCTTTTGCTTCTGCGTCGCGACAACGATGTCCGACATCTTGGGGATACTAGCGTGTTTGTCCATGAAGTAGGTTTTGCCAGTACCACCTTCACCACAAAGTACGTTAGCCTCCAATTCGCCAAAGACACCATCGCCATTGCCGATCTTTTTCGTGATAGCCTCTGAGAGCTGCTGGTGAAAACCCTCACTCTCAGTGTTGATGTTGACCATCTGAACGGAGAAGAAAGCTCTGTAAAAATCCTGACCAGCGCGGGCGACCTTATCAAAGCGAACTTGTGGGCAGAGATCGGCACCGCCCCAAACACCCGGTTGTGGGATGAACATGGCCTCCTCGGCGGGCACATTCGCCTCAAGGCAGGCGGCTGCAATTGCCTCCTGTTTGTTCTCACCTGCCTCACTTGCGTCGTCAGTCTCTCCCTCATCAAACGCTTCCGCAAACTTTGAAGTGAATTCAAAGGGGCGTGTGTCACCGAGAAGAATGGTCGAATCCTCATTACGCCTTCCAGCATCCTCGATCATCACCGCAGCATACCTGTTGGTAGTAGCGCAGTAGACAAAGAGCCGCAGGGCCATGAGACGCTCATCAACTTCACAGTCACGCACAACGACAGCGTAAAGATTGTAGATGATAACGCAACAGCGCGGAAGCCCTTCCCGCTGTATCACTGGTAAGGTGACATTGCCCACAATTGCGGGTGCACTAAAACGCCTGAAGAAGACGTCAGTAGGCCCCGAACTGATCAGCAGTCTCCTCACAACAGCGAGCCGCCTAGCCGCGAAGGCTGGGACCTCCGCTGCGCCGAGGTGCTGCGCGGCGTGTGCATACATTTGTTGCCGTAGTTCTGCGTCATCCGGGTCGCGCGTGAAACTCGTCGCACGGACAAAGTCATCGCCGGCCGCGAAACGCGTAAGAACAGCAAAACGATAAGTAGCATCAAGCACGCATGAGTTGTCGCCTGCCACCAGACGCACCCCCATGGTCTGACCACTGCTCTCACCTCTGTTCAAAACAGCGTTTGCGAAAGCGGGCAGGAGGGGGTTGCGGTAGATCACAACAGAATCACCTTGGCGACAGGCAAGGCCGTGCGCGACAACCGAGGGTTCGGCGTCCATTGCTGGGAATTCGGGTAGGCCCACAGCTGCCAGGGAAACCAACGCTTGGTTTCCAACAACTTGTGTGTAACCTTCTGCAGGTACACACACAAGTTGGGGTCTTTCAAAGATAACATTTTCAGTCACCTTGAAGTTGATGGCACGGATTTCATTCAAACTTGTCAGCTTCTCCGCATCCGATTGCTCAGCGATCACATCCACAAGTTGTGTGTCAGGATCATCACTGTGCCATTCGAAGTCGAAGTTTGCTGTGTATGTAAAGTATTCCATCCCGCCACCAACGTGGTGTGCAAAGACCCCTTTCTCAATCAGGCCCATGCCACAGTCTCCGCCGACAACCTTGTTGCGAAAGATTGACCCAGGGAAGACCCTCTTCCAGCTAGAGTGCTCAAACGCCACAGGGTACGCGTCAACGAAGACCATAGAACTAGTCCTGTCAGCATTCGAGATGGTACGAAGTGAATCGCGTGTGGCCATCGGGTGAAAGGTTGCCCCTGTCTTCTCAAAGCACGCGTCTGCAATCTGTCGCTCGTCACGGTCGTAAGAATCGTACAAATGCAGCTTCAGCCCTTCAAAAACCCGTTCAGCACTCATGCCGGCGAAGTAAATTGAGGGTTTGCTGCCAATGTAGTGGAAATTCTTAAGGCCATTTGCTTTGGCGATAGCAACTGCAGAACGCAAAGCAGCCACATTTTTACGTGTGGGATGCTTGATTGCTCCGAAAGAGATTAGGGGCATCCGCAGTTGATTGCGGCGAATCGACGGCATCTGGAAAAGCATCGCATGCATCCCACCTGCCACCGAGCGGATCACCACAACAAACCGGATCTCATCACCATTCCCGATGATTGCACAATCTCCGTTCGTCCCAACAACCATCACACTCCCATCAACACGCCCTGCAAGGGAACGAAAAGCAAGGAGCAAATCTGGTGCGCCTCCCAGCTCGGTGGCACAATTCTGACAAGCAAAATCGCGCGTGCAGAGTTCGCAGGACCCGAAGAGTTCGATTGCTTTGACACAACCAACTTTCCAAGAGCGCCGAAGCCGCAGTTCAACCTTACCGATGCTGGCTGCAGGTTTCCGACAATCGCCGCCAAAGTGGAACTGACCAGCCCCATCGTCGCGCGCGAAAGGCAAGCCTGCCTCAAGCCCACCTGCCGTTGTGAACTTGAAAAAGTCTTTGCGCATCTCGGCATCGAAAAGGTCATACTGGTACGTCTGGTACTCACGTCCGATGTTGATGCCACTCTTGTCCTCGCGGACACGCGGCTTCACAAAGGCTGCTGCCAAACCTGCAAGGGTAAAGGCTGAGCATGCAAGACTGGCCATGAGACTGGCGGTCGCTTCAGCAACTTTAGCGGAACCCAGCAGGTGGATGGTCCCGACGAAGAACTCACTCCAGAACCTGCCGAGCTGCTTCGGTCGTATCAGCCACCCACTATCGACGCACGAGTCCAAGAAATCGAGCCATTCTTGCCTGAGACCACTAGCCAGAACAAGCCCCCTACTCTCACCTAGCGCAACGATGTCTGTCTCGCTCAATTTGATCCCGCTGATGAATCGCTGGAAGAAATAGACGCCGAGCACAGCGAAGCCGATGGTACCAATGAGACAGCCAGTCCCAAAGTACTTTCGCGCGCGTAGCTCCTGCAGAGTCTTCTCATGCGCTGAGACGTATGGGTTCCAGACCAAGGTCTGCACACCCGCATAAGAAACCTGCGCTGCCTTGAAGACGGACAGAGCACCTGTGCCAAGGATCGCGAGAGCGAAGCTTTTGGTCATCAGGCGCGATGCAACTGCGCTTGGCCCGTAGCTGATGTAGAGCACTGTCCCGGGCTTACCTGTAAACTCCGGCAACTTGCCCAGCCCAGTCACGTGCGCTAGCCTGTCCCTGATCTCAAGGTAGAGGGCAGGGACCTCCACTGACTGCTCACCGTAGTCCGCATAGGTCGTCTTATCACGCACGAGCGGGCCAAGCCCACAAGTTGCGCGATTGGCGTCCGTTTCTGGGTCCAAGTAGCGCATCACACGCATTTCACCCATCCTCTCAACGAGGGGAGAGTACCACTGCCCATCGAGCTTACGATCAGCAAACTTTTGCATGTTAACCTCATGCCGTGTCACGCGATGGACAGTACCCTCATAACCCGGTGTACCCTGGGGGTGGATGTCAACCCGAGCGGCCCAGTCGCCAACTTTGATCGCAGTAAGGTGTGTTCGGACGAAGGCACTTTCGTAGAGTTTGAAGAAAGTGGCGCGATTCCGAAAAAGCACCGACAAACCAACCAAACCCACTACTCCGAGCCCGAAACCAACCACACGCGTCGCAGCACATCGAACTCGCGAACCGTAGGTACTAGCCTCTGCTGTGCTAGCACTGGTCGCAATGCCAGTGGCTGCTGCTTGGAGCGCGGCCACATGGTTTGCCCACTGTGTCTCTGCAACAGCAGTTATGACACGGTTGCGTTTGTTGACGAAATCACCACCGAACACGGGCCCAGTCGCATTCCTCGCAATAGTTGTCACACTGATGGACACATTGAAAGAAAGCAGACTAGCCTTAATCGCGGCGGCAAGATCAACAGCACTCACAACGGTAGTGCGCATACGCTCAAGTCGATCGTACTCGGTGTCCTTGTACAGAATAGCTGACTCATTAAGTTGCTCCGCATTGCCACCAGCGGCGGCCGTTAAACGGACAATAATGATGTTATCAAAGCTAAAGAAGAGGAGCGAGCTGGGCATCGCAACCTCTGGAATGTACTGGAACAACCAGTGTGTGCCATCGCAGGGGAAGATTGCACTGCGAACAACAAGACGACTAAGTCCGTTCTGTACAAGACTGCACGCAACAATTGCGTCGACGCTGTCGTGGTACACGTTTTCACTGCCAGCGGTGGCTGTGCGAACAAGGACGTCATCGCTCGCCTCGCTCATCTGGTATGAAGTCCCGATGTAGGTTTCATTACGCCACAAAGTGGGCTCACGGATTGTGAGGTGCTTACGTGCAACGATCATGGCTGCAGCGGCACGCGTGTACAAATGCACGAGGTGCAAAGACGCGATACCGAAGCGGTCAAGAGCGGCACGAACGCTACCATCTTGTGTTAGTACAAAGCGTGAGAAAGCCTGCCTAACACCCGAGAACGCTTGTGGTGTGGTAACAAAAGCTTTTGCAAGCCCTGCTGAAACCACGAGGCGGACCTCTATCTCTGCGCTATACTGCTGCGACTGTAGGAATGCATCACGTTGAGCGTGATAATCCTCGTACAGCAGCTTGAACGCAAGACCCCTCCTTTCACCCGATTGCGCGTAAGCGACGTACGCACCCCTCAGTAGTGTAGAATCCAAAGTGTGAACTGCCTCAGCAGTCAGCACACGGAGGTTAACACTATTGGGAACATCGAAGAGCTCAAGTTTAAAAATACGTGAGAGCTCGCGGTCGATTTCTTCAAAACCGCGCCCAAAGCGGCAGCGATTCTCATTGCCCTCACCTCGTTGTATGAAGATCACACTATCGACGCCTGCGACGAGCGAGCGGATGGTGTAGTTATCACAGTCTACGAGGAGGGTACGGTCACCTGGTGCCAGTTCCTTAGCGGCCTTCCTACAAGAGGCGGCGTACATTAGGGACGGCAGCACAGAGCCTGCACGGAGGAGTGCGTGCGACGCATCAACACAGGAATTGATGGGTATGGGGAGGATACCAGACGCAACATGGGCGTCGAAGACTTCCTGAACATGGAAGTGGTTGGCGGGCACGAAAGCAGCATAGACGGCTGATTGCGTGTCCAGAACGCGACGGATTGTATCGATTGACATGGAAGAT